GAACCACCACCTTGTGTGGCACCTACTGGTAGTTCATCTTTTTCCCCGTAATTAAAGAAGAATGCTCCCCAGTCTCCGAAGAGAACATTTTCTGGTTTTGGTTGTGGAGCTGCCATATAATCAACCCTTTCTATTGTTTAAAATAAGTTCTTAAAATGAACCGCACTTCTTTGCGTATGATATTTGGGTCTGAATCAGGTACTTTCTGACTCGAAAGATAAGAAATAGCAGCACCAAATTCAGCGCTGCTTAATCTTTTTCTATGAAGATTGCTTTCTAGTTTCGTAATCAGTTCATCTATTTGAGCAAGATGAGCAGAAGTACCGTAAATATCAATTGTAAGCATGATATTTTTTCTTCCCCATGGTTCTTTATCATCGTTAACCGTGTACACCAAATAAGGCATTACAGCGGTTGTTTTAGCGATTTCATAATACGTTTCTTTATGAATCTGTTTTAATTCACTGTGTAATATAATTGTAAAGTCATTCATGGTATCTACCTCATTAACGACGAATAGGTTCGCGTGCCAACTTGTGTAATTTGCGGTTTATTGCTCTCTGCTGCTGGTCTAAGAAAAGGCTGTGCATGTTGCCCTTGAGTTTTAACCATCTTCCCTGTTTTAGGGTCACGGTACATCCAAGGAGTTTTACGCCCATCACCGTCTACAGCATAAATTCCTGTTCCCTTCTCAACGTAAATACCATGATCAGCAGAAGTACCGATAACAACTTTTTCTTGCTCTGCTTTAGAACTAATGCTTCTTCTTAGATTGCCAGTGTCTACAGCAGCAAGTAATTTAGCTTTAGAGGATACAAATTGACCAATAGCGGTATGAGCTGCTTTCTTTGCAGCCAAATGTCTCGCCATAACAGCGGCTCTATTGGATTGGAATTTCATGCTCATATGGCAACATCTCCAATTCTATTTGAAAGAATCTACCCGCATTCATTGGATCGCCCGGATAAGTAACGCTGTATACCTTCTTATCGATAACTAATCTATCTTGAATAGTTACGTCGAAAAGCATGCAGTAAAAGAAATGTGTGCTTTTCTCTTCTACTTTCTTATTGCGAGCATCCTTTGTCCCTTGGATTGCATCCAATACACCTTTAATAGTATTGATTTCTTTCCATTCTTCTGTTGGATATGGTCCATCATCAAAACCAGCGTTGCGAAGTACTGTAGCATCTTTTCCAAACTTGCGAATCATTGACTGAATCATCGAACACGTAACCTCACTTTCAGCCCTCTCGTGATGCTTGCTGGATAATCTACCACATCATCATAAGTAACAGAATAGTTACCTAACGATTCACTTTTCTTTCCTTCTCTCTCTTGCTCCATATACTGATGAACCACCATTTTAGCGATGATACCAATATAAGCAGGAGGGAATTCAGGAATAGTTCTATTGGTGTACTCAGCAACCATTAACATTGTATCTTCAATGCTTATTAATAAATTTTCATCACTTATATTAGGTACTTGCAGTTTTACACGTTTTAAAATTTCTGCTTTCATATCTTCCATCTAATCACCTACTTACGTAAAAGAAAAAAATGGAGAAGGCTTATTAAGCCCCTCCACCTGGTTTTTCCGGAGTAATTGATGTAACTGTAGCTGTAAGTACCGCTATTGACTCTTGACGAAGGATATCTCCACCATAAACCATAAGACCACGAATACCATCTGCAAAGGAATTTTGCAGACGTTGTGCCTCTGTTTCAGTTAACTGTGTCCCGTATCCAATGGCAGACTTATGAAGACCTAAAATTTTATACTTACCACCAGTACCATGAATTTCTTCTGATACAACGATTTGTGATCCATTAATAATCTGTCCTTCAACAATACCATTTTCTAAAACAACAGGTTGCTTAGTAAAGCGATCATCTTTAGATAATAAACCTAAAACCTGAGAATTGATGATTGTGAATCGTTCAGTTTTAGGAACCTTTTTAATATTTAAAATCGTATTTAAGTCTACAATGTAATCATATGCATTTTTAGGTGATAACTCAATTGGACTAGAGTCACTCCCAATTGTATGAGTTTTATGAGCGCCTTTATAAAGCCCTAATACAAATGTATCAACGGTTTCCTGAAGTACCGCTCCTGCCTCTTGTGTATGTGGGTCGATTAAATCTCCAGCAGCCTGAACTGCATCTACATCATCAACTTTGAAAGCAAAATACTTTTGTTGATCCATATTAATTTCTACTTTAGAAGGGTTGGTATCATCCCATTCGATTGTACCATTATAATCTTTTACATTTACTGCACCTACACGATTAAAGATAATCTTATTACCTTCGATTTTCGTTGGCGTTGTTGTAATTAAATCCGCAATAGAACGCTTGTGGAAGTTCGCCATCAAGCGCGCTTCCCAAATTGTTGGAATAAAAGTTGATACTGACATATATTAATTCCTCCTTAATGTTTTTCCATAACAAAAGAGATCACTAAAATAGCAATCTCTTTTGTTCGTTTTATATTTTTTTGACTGTACCATTTAAATCACTTAACTTTCCTAGTGCTACTTACCCCAATTGCGCATATCCTTCTGAATTTGTGCCCAGTTCGCATTAATTTCAGCTTGACTCATTGAATTTACCTGTTCTCTCGTAAATCCCCCTCCAGTTCCACCACTAACCTGGATTTCTCGGCCAGCAGCTTTAAACTTTTCAGCCACTTTTACTTCTAATGCAGTAGAGAATAAATCATTAAACTTTGACACCCTAACTTTTGTATCTTCTACATCTGAACCAATAACAAAATCTACAAATTTAAGATCCAATCCAACCGCTGATAAACCATCTGATGCAACACTCTGCATTTCTTTCTGATGAAGTACTCTTTCTCGCTCTTCTAGTTGTTCCTGAAGTTGCTTCATCTCATATTCAGCTTTCTCTTGTGCAGTCATAGAAGCGGTTTTATAGTTCTCTAATTCCTTTTTTGTTGCATTCAGTTCTTTCGAATATTTAGAGCGCACTCTATCTTCCGCTGATTGTACCATCTTCTCAATAAATGTTTTTGTTGCATCATCTAATTTCGGTTCTTTTTGTTCACCAACTGGCGGTTCTTTTTGCTCTTCAACTAGTGAATCTTTCATATCATCCGCAGGTGATGTTTGTTCATTCTGTAGTGTCTCATCTGCAGGTATTGCAGGATCAGAAAAGAATTGCAGATTTGATAAACGAAACGGTAACTTTGTTAGTTCTCTTTCTTTTAAAAACTGTACTTCCGCTTGCTTTTGTAATTGTTTCATTATTATTCCTCCTCTGAGTTCCTATAATTGCGCCCTATTAAGTTCGTAATCTATAAGCCCTCAAGTGTTTTTTATTATTCAAGAGAGTCTTTCCATTCTTCATAACTAACTGCGGTAATAACCTCATTCTTACCTGTAGTTGGGTTTCTGGCCCTTCTCTCAATAAATGGGCTAACATCCGCTACCTCAGTAATGAAAGTACAGCGGCATCTTACAACTTCTTTAGCAGGTAAATTACTATCATGTGGATATTCGCAACTATAACCACCGACTTTAAATAATCCTTTAAACGGTACTTTTTGATGATCTGCTGCTTGGTGAGTAGGACGCGTACGTTTATCTAATGTAGAAATCCAAATCTTCTTCATTGATACACCTTCATCAAAAGCGTGAGAAGCACTGTCATAAGTACCTAAGTTTTGCACCCTAGCACTTTCTGTCCAAGCGACCATGTGGGCTTTCTTCGCATCACCATCAAGTATCGGCTTAATCCGATTTGCCATTGTTGCATATCCTTCGCCTTTTCTAAGACCGATAGATAACTCTCTGCGTATTCGGTTAACTATCTGTACTCGATGTGTACTTAACCTTTGATTGAGTGTCATTTTATCGATTGGCATTTGTACCGCTCGTTTAATGATGTTCGGGTCAAGAAGACCATACGAAAGAGCCACGCCGACTTCTTTCTCGATGAGATAACTCGTATAATAAAAAGACTCTCCATACTGATTGGAGAGCGTTTCATTGAGAGTTTTCTTTTTCTCATATGTTATTTCATTAATAACGTGTTGCAGTTCACTTTGCATGCTCTTATATCGATTGAATCGGCGCATTTCCTGCATACTCAACTGCTCATTTATGGCATATTTGGCATAATAAAAAGCCAGTATTCCTCTGACTTCTTCTAAAGCATCTTTATACAGGTAGAGAATCGCCTTTTCCAGTTCGTCCTCTATCTTTTGGAGATGTTTCTGCTTCTTGTCCCATTCCACTAGGCTCACCTACCTTGTCGAGATTCATGGATCCGCCTCTTCTTCCTGCATCTTCTGTATCTCCGCTTTCGGATCAGAAACAACAGATAACATAGATAATCGTGTATCTTCGCTTACTAAACCTTGTAGTTTAGACTGCACATCAGCTTCATCAGCTAAGTTGGCTGGAAGGTTTCGCGTAAATTGAAACGTCATACAAAGGTAGTCTAGTTCTCCTTTATTTGAGCGTAAGTTCCAAGCGTCAAACAATAACTTAAATTGTTGTCGCAATGACTTAGTAAACTTCATTTCTAATGTTCCTGATTTAGTTTCTAAAGCTAATAACTTGTAACGAATAGCAACACCAGTAAGGTTACCACCAAATGATTCATCAGAAAGGTTCACATGCTTTGTGAAACGGCATATATTCTTTTCTAATCTGTCGAGATGGTGTTCAAGTATGTTGTCATTAAGGTTCTTAGTTAAAAAAGAAGCCTCACCATTCTCACCTACATCAAGAGCTCCTGTTTGTTTTAGCTTCTCGATAGTATCATCATCTATATCAACGCCTTTAAAGATCATATAAGCCAGACGAAACTGTTCAATTTCACTGTTTACATCGGAAAACGAACGGTCGTAACCTTCAATAAGTGATATAGCTTTATCTACATCTCCTTGTAATTCTTCATTGTTAGGAAACCCAATAAGTGGCACACCTTTAAATAAGTTAGGAATACGTTCAGTCTCTGTTAACTTATCTAAATCTTCACCAGTGTACTCAATAATGTTTGTTTCATTGTAAAACTCTACTTTGTAACCATCCTTGAAATCATCACCATCAATTACTTTGATTGGATAGCAGCGTATAGCGTATTTAGGTTCTGCAAT